TGGACTAAGCAACAAAGAGTATGCAGTCCAGAAGGCCAAGGCGGAAGCGAATAGCACGAAGGAAAATAGTGGTTATGTCCTTATCAATTAAAGGCGTAGAATCTGCGGACGAAGAGACAGAAGTCTCAAAGACTAGGGCGCAGGCTAGTCGTGTGGTGAACTATACTCCCCCAGACCTACTGGACATTCCGGCAGAAGTAAGGGAGCGGCTTGCGAGTCAGGGTAACATTACCCGTTGGATTCGTATTGCAACAAGAAATGAAACGGATCACCGCAATATTAATCAGCGAAGGTCTGAAGGTTACGAATTCCTGACACTAGATCAGGCACCGGAATTTGAAGGACTTGTAGAGGTATTAGATAACCCTCGCTGGGGAAAGCTAATTACCGTTGGAGACTTGGCACTAGCATTTATTCCAAAAGCTAAGGCTGAGGCACGACAGAGATATTATGAAGAGATGTCTTCACAGGCTGTAAAGTCTGCTGCAAGAGAAGCTCGTAAGCACTCCACTCGTGAGGCTCCGGTTTTTGACGACTCTACATCAGAAGTCACTCGTGGCCGAGATGTAGACTTTGGCTAAAAAGGAGATAAAAAATGGCTAAATCATTTGTACCACAGGGTCTCCGTCCGATTGCGAAATTAGGCCAGAACGTTAACAACCTAGGATACTCAACCTTCAAGATTGCGAATTCCTACGCTGTTAACATCTTTAAGGACGATGCTGTTGTTCTCAACACATCTGCCGGAGATGCAAATTTTGGCACTGTACAGGCTCTTGTTACTTCGACCAATGTACCCCTAGGCACCTTTATGGGCTGCAAGTATGTTGATCCCGTTACCAAGACCCCAGTATGGTCAAACTATTTTCCATCAGGCACGTCAAGTGCTGACGGAACCATCGAAGCTTACGTTGCAGATGACCCTAATCAGGTCTTTGTAATTCAGGCTGACGCTACTGTCACCGCTGGTGATCGTGGCTATAACTTTAATGTTACAGTTAGTGCGGGCAACACCCTCACTGGCCAGAGTGGCATGGCTCTCAGTGCTGCAAGCCGCACCGTTGGTGTGGGTCAGCTACGAATCATGGACGTATGGGGCGAAGCGGGCAACGCTTTCGGGGATGCATTCCCCCTAGTTGTTGCTAAGTGGAACCGCCATATCTGGACTGTAACCAGCACTAACCAGAGCACTACCTAAGGAAAGGGGATAGGAAATGACAATTAATCGCTCAGATATTGCAAAACAGCTTGTTCCCGGACTTAACGCAGTCTTTGGATCAGAATACAAGAGTATTGACAATGAACACACTGTTCTATTCGATACCGAAAGCTCCGACCGGGCTTTTGAAGAGCAGGTCCTGTTCAGCGGCCTAGGCGCGGCACCCGTTAAGAACGAGGGTGCGGCTGTCCAGTACGATGACATGACCGAACTGTGGACCGCACGTTGGACCCACGAGACTATTGCTCTTGCTTTTGGCATCACCGAAGAGGCCATGGAGGACAACCTTTATGACACCTACTCCAAGATGCAGTCAAAGGCGCTAGGCCGGTCAATGGCCACTACGAAGCAGACCAAGGCTTCAGATGTATTCAATAACGGCTTTAACACCGCTACTGCATACAAGGGAGGTGATGGCGTTCCGCTGTTCTCAGCATCCCATCCCACTCGAAGCGCAGGCCTACAGAGTAATACCGTCTCTGCTGATCTTTCTGAGACGGCGCTTGAGAATGCACTAATTAACATCGGCCTTATGAAGGACGACCGTGACATTCTTATTGGTTCACAGGCTGTGTCCCTACACATTCCGCCCCAGCTTATCTTTACGGCAACCCGTATCCTTAAGTCTGATCTGCGGGTAGGCACTGCCGATAATGATACCAATGCTCTGAAGGAGATGGGCTACTTCAGCAAGGGCTACCACGTTAACCATCGCTTTACGGACAACAACGCTTGGTTCATTCGAACTGACGTTCCGTACGGCACCCAGATGTTCACTCGTGTACCTCTGCAGACTCGTATGGAAGGTGACTTCGATACTGGTAATATGCGGTACAAGGCTCGTGAACGCTACAGCTTCGGCTGGAGTAACTGGCGCAACTGGCACGGCTCGAACGGTTCTTCGTAAGAACACCTGACCTGAGGATAAATATCAGGCAAGAGAGGGTAGGGCTTAACGGCCTTACCCTTTTCTTTTACTTGCCAATTACCTAACTATATGCTATAATATTCGCGTCTACATAGGTTGGCAGGGTGGGTAGATGTTGAAAGGAAAACAATGACACATTTTAATCGTAAGTATCACTCTTGGACTGTTGGGGCATCAGTTAGTGCCACCCCAGACGTTGAGGTTTCTATTGATGGGACAGTTACTATTCCCACGCTTAATGTTACTACGCTAACTCCTGACACTCTTGATCTGAGTGGCAACGCTTCGGCTTTTACTGTGGCTCTAGTGAGTGCCTCTGTATCTAATCCAGTGGATATTACTACGCAGCGTATGCTTCGTATTTCCAATGGCACTGAGAACTTCTATATCCTAGCAGTAACGTCCGCATCTGTTCGCTTCTAAGGGGTATTTATCATGAGTGATATCGTACTCCGCAGAGTTACCCTCCTTGATGTTGCCAGTGTATCTGCAACTGGGAATTGGTACAAGTGTGACTATAGGTACGCGCCCGATCAAGTAAGAACCGTCTTAGGGACAATGAATGCCTCAGATGCCATCTTCTTGGAAGGCACTACCGATGATGCAGACGTAACAGTATCTACTATTGTTACTCTAGAGACAACTTCAGCAGCCACTTTCGCCTTTAACCTTTTTGGTCCTTGGAGTGCTATCCGCATTCGTAAGACTGGAACCAATGGGGCGGCAGTCGTTAAGGGTATTATCTAATGGTAACAGCACTAGTAACATCTCGGCCTACCTCAGGTGTGACTGGTGCAGTTACTTCTTTGAGAGGATCAAACATTGAAACTTTTCCTTTTAATAGAATGGAGGGGCTTCCTTCTCAGTACACTTTTACTAGAGGGAGCGTAGCAACATACACTGATAGCGCGAGTGCTCTTCAGACAGCGGGAATCAATGTCGAGAGATTCAACTATGCTAATGGTCAGAATCTTGGACTCCTTATTGAAGACACTAGAACAAATTTCTTTCTCAATTCAGGTGCACCTGTAACTCAGACTTCGGGAACTCTCGCAACAGGAACATACACCTTGTGGATGGTGGGTGCCGGGTCTGTAGCAGTAGCTGGGAACTCTGCAACTATTACAGGGGCGGGAACTTCAATTGACGGAACACCCGTTGTATTTGTTGTAACTGTTACTGGAACAGTAAACTTCACTATTACTGGATCGCCCACAAGAGTTCAATGTGAGCTAGGACCTTTTGCTTCAAGTTATATTGCTACAGCAGGAACTACGGTAGTACGTTCGGCGGATAATGCAACAAGAAGCGTTAATTTCTTACCGGGCACTTTCCTTATTAAGGGTAAATCCTCAGGAGTAGGAGAGACGCAAATTCTCTTTTCCTATTCAGATGGCTCATCTAATAATACTCTGCGCCTACAAAGGAACGCAAGTGGGGATGCATCAATTACTATTAGAAGCGGAGGCGGATCATCTGCCTTATTAAACATAGGAAATCTAGCTGCATATGCAAATATTGCAGTTGCAGTAAGAACTGAAGCAGATAATTTTGCAGCTATCATGACAGGTAATTCTTTACAGACGGATACTAGCGGAGCCTCTCCTACAGGTGTGACAACCTTGAAGCTGGGAAGACGCTCGGACGACGTATTATATTGGGGAGGAACTATTTCTTCTCTTATGGAATGGGATGCTAATACATTTCTATCGAATGCAGCTTTAACAAGTTTGGTGGCGTAATGGCAAGTAGTGGTACAACTGCATGGTCGATGACCCTTGATGAAGTTCTTGATGAGGCTATCCTTCGCTCAGGAGGGGAACCAACTCTAGGGCACGAGGTTCAGTCGGCGCGGCGATCCCTTAATCTCCTGTACCATGAGTGGTCTAACAGGGGCATTAACCTATGGAAACTTGAGCAAGTTGTAGTAACTCTCTCGGTCTCCGTCACATCGTACACACTACCTTCAGATTCCATTGATGTTCTCCGGGCCTCTTACCGGCGGGCTTCTACCAATAATGACTATCACATGGATCGCATCTCTTACGAAAATTACTTGGACCTGCCCAATAAGAGCAAGACGGGTCGTTCATCTCAGTATATGGTTGAACGCCTCAGAGACTCCACTGTAATCAACTTATGGCCTATTCCCGACACTGCAGATGATCAATTCGTCTACTGGCAAATCTCTCGTATTGAAGACGCCGCTGCTCTAGCAGACAACGCTGACGTTCCCGACCGCTTCTTACCCCCACTAATCTCAGGACTGGCCTACCACTTGGCACGCTCTCGCGTAGGACTTCCTGAAGAGACTCGGGCGCGCCTCAAGGGAGAGTACAAAGAGGACCTTGAACTCTCTATGGAAGAAGATCGTGACCGCGCGCCCTTCAAGATTCACCCCAAGATTCCAAGTGGGCGTGCATAATGGGCTGGGCAAGCGGCAAGAATTCAGTAGCTATCTGTGATAGGTGCGGGTGGAAATACCCCTACAAAGAACTCAAGACTGAAACCCTTGGCATTCGTGTCTGTGAAACGTGTGACGATGGGGCCTTCAATATTATTGACCATCCACAGAACTACCCCGCAGATGTCTCTGAAGACGTGGCCCTACGCTACCCGCGCCCAGACGTAGCACTATCAACTACAGCGGATTGGGAACCCTCAGACTCTACCGCCGATCCTAAAGGAGATAACTCGTGAACTATAATACTCTCGTAAGTGCAATCCAAGAGACGATGGAGGACACTTCCCCTGAGTTCATCCTCAATATTCCGCGCTTTATTGACAGAGCTTCAGAAAATCTCTTCAAGGATACAGACCCCTACGCCTTTGTAGTCGTTACAACTGTGACAGCTACCCCCTCTTATGCCTTTATTGCGGCCCCTACGGGCGAGGCCATTGTAAAGAATATCGCTTTCATCGCCTCTGGCAGGCGCACTCAACTTAATCAGCGTACTGATGAATACCTTATGGAGTACTGGCCCGTGCGCACCTCCACAGGCGTTCCCAAATACTACGCACGTATTAATGATACTTCCTTCTACATGGCACCTACCCCAGTCTCTGCCTATACTATGGAAATCACTTATATCAAGAAGCCTGTAACAATCTCTGCCACATCCCCTACCAACTTCTATACGGAAGAGATGGGCAACGCCCTCTTCTACGCAACCATGAAACAGGCCAATCTCTTTGACAAGGCCTTCGAGCAGGCTGCAGCATGGGAAGCAGAGTATGGCAAGGAAGTCGCGCGCATGAACAATGAGAATAGACGAACACGCCGTGATGATCGGCAGGCCAATACCTACCCAGCAGGAGAGAATAATACTGATGGTGGCCTCTAAAATGTGGTATAATACTTCAAAGGATAACTAATGGCTAGTAGCACTTCTTCCATCTTACGTGTCAGACTTATGGCTACAGGCGAAAACGCCGACACTTGGGGTGACAATACTAATAACAGCTTGGAGCTTCTGGAAGAGGCTATTGCAGGGCATGTCTCCATCTCCGTAAGCGCAGCCTCTACACAAGTAACCGCCACCAACTGGGAAACAGACAATCAACGCTACGGCGCTATCACCTTCTCAGGTGATGTAGGGGCTACAGCTTCTGTAACCTTCCCTACTACTCAGAAGTTCTGGTTTATCCGAAACAATTACACGGGCACCGAGGGCATCAAGGTCAAGGTATCCGCAGGCACAGGCGTGACCCTGACCCCTGACAAGTGGCACTTCGCCCTAGCAGATGGTAGTACCACCCTCCAAGTAATTCCTCTCAATGTCACCACCTCCATTAGTGCCACCTCCATTCCCCTTGTGCGCACCAGCACAGGCGTCTCCGCCTCAACTGCTATTGGTCCTGCTGCTGATCCAGCTACAGGCCTAATTTTCCCTACCTCAGCAGTAGAAGCAATTGTCTCTGGTGTACAGCAGGGAGGTTGGAATGAACTAGGCCTCTTCACCAATCGCAAAGGCGTAACCTTAGGCAATATTTCTAACAAGACCCGTGTTATCAGCACGTCCGTCTCAGGCGAAAACTATCAAGGCATTCTTATTAACGCTGACTTTGAACTTTCCACTCTAGATGAGACAGGTTTACAGGGCGTCTTCATGGGTATGCGCGATAACACCTTTGTAGTAGTTCGCTGCAGCGCCACTACAGGCATCCCCAACTTCAACGAGGACTCCTTCGCCGTAAGCGTTGAACCTCTTAATTCGAGTACAGGTACATACGGTCGATGGGTAGTAGGCACTCCTGTAACTCTTGGAGTATCTACATTTTCATCTGGAGCTATTGTATCTGTTAATCATGGTGTAGGGGGTGCCCCAGACATGACAAAAATTGTGTATATTTGTTCCGTGTCTGATCCAGTTGCTCCGGGATACGGTCCGGGTGATCGTGTTCTTTTTACAGGTGAACGAAATACTTCAGGCACTGTAAATGGTTTTGTTATTACGGGAGCAGATGCAACCAAGGCCTTTATTGCTGGAATTACTGGCGGAGATATCCCATCTAAAACAAATGGATTAATGTCTGGAAACACAGTTGTTACTCCCGGTGCGTGGAATGTAGAGTTTACTTTTTATAGATTTGTGACGTAAAATGGCAGATGGCGGCAAGTTTGTCAAGATAGATTTTGCTCCCGGTATTGATCGAGATGCAACGCAAAGAACAGCGTTACCTTCTTGGTACGATATCGACAAGGTAAGATTTAGAAATGGCTTACCTGAAAATTTTTATGGCTGGCAGCGCGCAAATGCTTCTCCTGAAATTATGGACGGCGTTGCACGAGGTATCCATGCGTGGGCGAATCTCCAAGGAACTTCGTATGTAGCCGCAGGCACCCACAAGAAACTCTATGTAAGTAGGGGTGATGTGGCGTATGATATTACTCCTATTATGGGAGAAGTAACTGTATCTTCGGGCATGTCCGCCATCCAAGGTTCGGCTATTATTTCTGTCTCCGTAACTAACTCGGCCTCACAGGGCGACTTTGTAGTTCTTCAGACTTTAGACACTACCTTAGGTGGCAACGTAAACTTTAATCAGAATACTGGTCCCTTCTCATCCTTTGAAATTCAGAGTGCCACTTCTGTGGGCTTCACTTTCAATTACGTCACAGTAGCAGAGTCTACCTCTACGGCATCAGCAGGCAATAATCGTATCTCGTTCCTTATTGAGCCGGGCACCCTTAACGGTGAGGCAGGTACGGGCTGGGGTACTTCAACTTGGGGTACAGGCACTTGGGGCACCGTCCGTAATGTAGGTGAGAACCAGACCTTTGGCACCTATTGGTCTCTTGCCAACTGGGGAGAGGACCTTCTTGCCCTCAAGAATCAAAGCCAAATCTATACGTGGCACCTGAGCGCAGGCATTTCTTCTCGGGCGACCCTCATCACCGCCTCGCCTTCAGTCAATGACTATATGCTTGTGAGCAATGAGCGTTTCGTAATCAGCTTTGGCACCACTTCCCAAACTTCAGGTGACTATGCACCTATGCGTGTAAGATGGAGCGCCTCCGAAAACTTTAGTGATTGGGTCGCCTCTGTAGGTAATGACGCGGGCGACTATATCCTTACAGGTGGGTCCCGCATCATGACAGCCGTGAAGACCCGAGGTGAAATCCTTGTACTTACAGATAAGACGGCATGGGTTATGCGGTACATTAGCGAACCCTTCATTTACGGCTTTGAGCAAGCAGGCGACAATTGTGGTTCTGCATCTTTTCATGGCGCAGTGGATGTCAATGGTGTTGTTTACTGGATGTCTGACCATGGATTCCACAGGTACAGAGGTGTTGTAGAAGATATTCCGTGCCCAATTCACCGTTACATCTTTGACCAGAGAGAAGATGGGGCCATCAATAAGAAGATGCAGTGGAAAACATATGCGGGCACCAACGTAAAGTACAATGAAGTAATTTTCTTCTATCAAGGTAAAAATGGTGTGGATTGCGATCACTATGTCATCTACAATATTGAAGAGAATATTTGGTATTATGGTACTTTGAATAGAAGTAGCTGGATTGACCGAGGCAACTTCTCTAATCCCATTGCCACAGCCATTGTTACTACAGGCACATCTTTAGATACTTGTTGCTTTTACTACCACGACATTGATGAGGGAGAGGGCATTGAAGCTTTTACTTCTTATATTGAGTCGGGTTCGTTCGATGTAGAAGAGGGGGATAAACTCTTATTTGTTAATAGATTAATCCCGGACCTTGATATTGACAGTGGAGATATTAAATTCTACCTGAAATCTCGCAAGTATCCCGGCAGAGATTGGACTGTAAAAGGTCCGTACACAGTCTCCACCTCTTCAGAACTTATTAATGTCAGAAGTAGAGGGCGGTCTTTTGCTATTCGTATTGAGAGCAGTACAAGTTCTGCATGGACTCTAGGTTCTTTACGTATGGCTATTCAACCAGATGGTGAACAATAATGGCTTCTTTCCCTAAAGTAGGATTCTCAACTCCAGCCGCGCTACCCCGGCCACCAAGTTCTATGGATTCAGAATTGATGAAGTTTCTTACGGACCTTGTGCGTTCCGTAGAACAAAACAATTTTGCTTTTCCATCTATGTCTTCTTTTGTACATCTTCTTTCAAAGAACATTTTCACATACAAGAATGAAGATATAGGGTTTATCTTTAATGCTGCATACGATATTAAGTTAGATCAATTTAATCGCATTGATACTAGTGAGTATGCTTTCTGGATAGACATCAATACAACACACAGTACAGACTCTAGTACTGGGGGACTTGCCCTCTATTATGCACCGCCTGCTTCAAATCCTATTGCCGCTATTGGGGAGACCAATGGGTGGACCAAGATAGTTATCTTCAGGGATACAGGAATTATTGATGGGCGTCTTAGGGACTTCACATCTGTCAAAGATTATGGGGCAACTGGTGATGGTGTAACTGATGACACTGATGCCATCAATGCGGCTTTGGCTGCTAACGATAAAGTGTACTTGCCTGCAGGCACATACATTACTTCAGACGTGCTTCTATACGGCATTAATACGCAACTAGCAGGGGACGGGCACCAATCTTCTATTATTTCAGGCACGCATACTGGCAATGTTCTGGGGCCTGCGGATAATGAGGCTCGGCATCGTGGTCTTCTATTTGAGCACTTTGCTATTGTGAAGTCTGCTAACACTGGTACAGGTAATGGTCTCTATTGGTCGAATACCAAAGATTCACAGATAAACCAGATTCAAATTACCCAATGTAATATTGGTTTCCTATTTCAACCGGAAGACGATGCCAACTTCAGCTACCATAATGAAATTAAATGGCTTCTAAGTTTTTCTAATACAACGAGTGCTGTCAAGACAGACGCAACCGGAACCGACTATCCTAACGCCAACACCTTCATCGGGGGCACATGGCGTGGGGGCACTACTACTTGTGATCTAGTTCAAGGCGGGGGCATTCGTCTATTAGATACATCAATTGAAGGGTCCACGACTGATTGGCTACGTATTCGCCCCGGAGCCGACGGAACTTTGCTAATTGGTTGCCGCTTTGAGAATGGATCAGGTTCAGACCTCCTGACTGGCGGAGTGAGAATTGAAGCTTCTAGTGTACAGGTTTTAGGTGGAACATCTACAAAGGGGCAGATTCTACCTTACAGGGATAAGTCAGGGAGTGAAACTTTAATCATTGGGCACAAGGCAAGTGGGGATAGTGTATTCTTCGGCACTAGTCCGTACGCCATGGACCATGAAAATGGTAAGTCAGAATGGGGATCATGGGGTGGTATTGGTCTGCACCAAAATTATCTTACAAGGTCAAACATCTTTAGTAACGGAACGTCATGGCCTGTTAGTGGTACGCTCACACCTACTACAGGACAGACAGACCGATTTGGGGGAACTGGCGCTACCCGTTTTGTTACAGGAAGCACATCTCCGTCAAGAAGTCAGACTACCTCTTTGAATTGTGCGGGTGTGACAGTCTGTGCATCTGTGTGGCTAAGAGCAGATATTGAAGGTACTCTCCAATTTAGTATTCGAGAAAGTGGAAGTTCTTTCAGTAATGGTACAGATGAAATCTTAAGAGATGTCTGGATTTCTACTGAATGGAGACGCCATTGGATTTGGCATACTTTTGATGGGGCAACTGCAGGCACAGTTGTCTTTGGTTTTCGTAGTCAGGCAGGAGACCTCGATGAGTTTTATATCCATCAAGGACTTCTGAATGATGGGAAATACCCCGGCATCTATGTAGAGACTGTTGGCAGTGCAAGCACTTCCTCTAATGTGAAACTCAGTATTGGTACAGGAACTTCAGGTCAAAATCCTCCAGCAGATTTTACTAAAGGAGGTGTAGCCACTCTAGTGAAAGCAGGAGCTATCACAGATGGGGACTTTGAAAACGCCTTTGATGGTCTTACAGGCATTGATAGTATTAATGGGCGCTTCTATTTCAGATACGGGGGCGCGTGGCATTATTGTACACAAGATGCGTAAGTATTGCACTGTCTTGAATTCTGTGATATAATACTATAATGAATAGGGCTGACATGTATCAAACACTCAAATACGCAGAAGGTGGCGCAGTCGATAAGCAGAAGATGTTCGCTGCCCTCTCCCAAGTAATGGAACAGCAGGCTGCTCCTGTTGCCCCGAATGATAATGGTCTCGTCTCTGGACCCGGAGGCGGGCTTGAAGATGCTATCCCTGCCTCCCTTGAGGGTGAGCCTGCTGCTCTCAGTGATGGTGAATTTATCATTCCCGCAGACGTAGTAGCTATGATCGGGGACGGTTCCACTGATGCGGGGGCACGACGCCTTCAAGGTATTATTGCACAGGTGCGCCAGCAGAAGACAGGCACGGCTGAGCAGGCCCCTTCTCTTTCAGGAATCTAACATATGAGTCTCTTTTCAACACTCTTTGGTGGCGGTGATACAGGTGGCTCGAACACCAGCACATCCCTGCCTCAGTGGCTGCAGCAGGCCTATCAAGGCGCAATCAGTAAGGCTGACAGCGCCTATGCGGCTACCTCAGGGCTTCCTCGTGATGTAATTGTACCGGGCTTCGCGCCTGAGCAGGAAGCTGCCTTTGGGGCTGTAGTTGGAGGTCTGGGCCAGTACCTTCCTCAGATGGATACAGCTATGGGTATGGCTGCAGACTACGATCCGCGCCGCTACGACATCGGCTTCTGGGGCAATGATGCTGCCGCGCAGTACATGAATCCCTATGCGCAGAACGTCATTGATATCAATAAGAGGGAGGCCTCTAAGGACTTTCAGAATAGCAGAAATCTTGTCTCAGGTCAAGCCCAAGCAGCGGGGGCCTTTGGGGGTTCACGCCATGGTGTAGTTGAATCTGAACTTTATAATCAGGAAGCCAAGACCTTAGCAGACATTCAGAACACGGGGCTTGCCTCTGCCTACGACACGGCCTTTGGCAACTTCAATACAGATCGAAATGCCTTCCTAGATTCCGCCGCTAGAGATGACGCTTCAATGCAGGCGCGGGCCTCAAGTCTCGGCTCTTTAGCCAGTCAGTCACAGAATATGTTCTATAAGGATG